AAAGTTTATATTGCAGAGTCATGGGTAAGTGATGACCCTATTTATGATAAGTCACATCAATACGGATTTTCTTTGCCTCGTGGGACATGGTTTGTCTCAATGAAGGTTGAAGATGATAAAGTATGGAAGATGATTAAAGATAAATCTCTAACAGGATTTTCCGTTGAAGGATTATTCGCGGAGAAATCACTATTCTCAAAAGAGGATAAAAAAATAAACCAAATAAGAAAAATACTTAAATCAATTACAGATGAACAGTAAAGAAGCATTAAAAAAAATAATGACAATTCTTAATCTTACAGAGAACAAGTTCTATGACGCAAAGACCGACCAAGGTATCAATGTGAAAATGGAAGGAGATTCAATGGAGGTTGGAAAAACATTATACGTTGCTACCGATGAAGGAATGATTCCAGCGCCAGCAGGGATTCACAAAATGGAGGATGGTTCGGAAGTTGAAGTTGACGAGATGGGTAAAGTTTCTAAAATCAAAATGACTGACTTAAACTACGGTGAAGAGACAGACGATGCGAAGAAAGAAAAAGAACACGACAAAGCAACTCAAAACAAACCTGTCGCAATGGCAGAGTCAAAAGAAGAAGATACTCCTGTGATGGAAGATGGTGATATCAAACTTAAAGATGGAGACGTTTTAAGAATTGGGGGAGATTCTCCTGAAACTGGAACTAAAATCAAAAAGGTTGGATATGATGGAACATTATCAGCAATCGCTGACGGTTCTTACGAAACAGCAGACGGAAAAGTCATGTCAATCGTAGGAGGTGAAATCAAAGGTATTCAAACGAAAGCAGCTGAAGAAGCTCGTGGTGGTAAATTCGTTGAAGCAAAATCAGGTGACATTAAATTAGAGTCTCCAACATTTGATGTTGGTGAGAAGATTGATGTTGTTAAAGAAGATGGTTCAATGGAAAAAGCACCAGATGGCGAACATCAAATTATGTTAAAGGACGAATCAGGAAATGAAGTAAAAATCAGAGTAATGGTAAAAGACGGTATGATTACCGAAAGAGAAAATGTTGAAGAAGAATCAGAAGACGATATGTCTGGATTCATTGAAGCATTTGCATCTGCTATGAAAAGATTAGAAACAAAGATTGATTCTATTTCAACAAAACAGGAATTACTTGATAGTAAATTCCAAAAATTCTCAAAAGAACCAGCAGGTTCAAGAGTGTTTAATAATCAAATAAACCAAGAAAGTTTTCCATCAAATCCAAGATTGGATGGATGGAAAAAATTAAGAGATACTCTCTCAAACTAAAACAAAATAAAATTAATAAATATGAAAAAAAATCTTAAAAGTTTAAGCTTCAATTACGATTTAGGAGGCCTTGCAGCCTACACGGATGCTCTGAATTCAGACATCATCAGTGAAGCAGTGCTTACTCCTGCAACAATGGAGTACGTTAACGTCATTCCTGGAATAAAGGGAACGCAAAACGTGAACTTATTATCTGAAACATTAGATGTTCAAACAGGTATAAATTGTGGTTGGACAGGAACAGGGCAACAAACATTTACTGTTGCTGCAGTGACCGTGCAAAGTTTTAAAGTTAATACTGAACTTTGCTTGCAGCAGCTGAACACACTTTGGTTGGGGCAGTATTTAAATCCAGGTAGCTACAACGAAAACGCTCCCTTTGAGCAGGCTATCATTGATTTACAGACAAAGCAAATCAAGCGCTATAACGAGGATTTGCTTTGGAACGCAACAACTGCGTCATCAGTGAACACATTCTCGGGTTACAAAGAATTAATTGTTAATCAAGCGAACACTTCAACAGGTTCAACTGCACCAAATGGTGTTGTTACTTTAACAGGTCAAACTGCTTTATGTTCTGTAACAGGTTCTACATCACAAGAAAAAGGAAACAATGTTCTTGCACAAATTGATAACTTAATCAATGCAATGGATAGAAACGTGTACGACCGCGATGACATCGTAATATTTATGTCGCAGGCTCAGTTCAAGTGCTACATAACCGCGCTGCGTACGGTCAATAATTTTTACATTGATTCTTCTCAAAATAAATTAGGTTCAGTTTATTCTGTTTACCATCCTCAAACAAACTACCGCGTGGTGGGCGTGCCAGGATTGGCAGGCTCAAACTTAATTGTGTTAGGCCCGCAGCAGTATTTCCTTGCAGGCGTTGACCTGGCAAGCGATGAGGACAGCTTCCGTAGCTGGTGGAGTGCTGATTTTCAACAGGTGCGCATAATGGCGGCGTGGAAGTTGGGCACGCAGCTTGCGTTTCCTGAATTCTTCGTGTCTAACGGATTATCTTAATTGATAAAAAAAATATAAGGTCGGGTGAAACATTCATGGAGTAGCCCAACTTTAATCAAATAAACTAAAACTAATAAATCAATATAATATGTCTTGTAATTTAACAAGTGGAATTCAGTTAAGTTGTCGCGATAACGTGGGTGGCGTTGCCACAGCGTATATCACGGACTTTACAAATATCGCTTCAATCACAAAGAACACAGGTGATACAATCACACAAATTTCTGGTTCAGGAACGTTCTATGAATTTCAATTAATTCGCACGTCGTCGCAGTATAGCGAGACGGTAAATGCGTCACTTGAAAATGGCACCGTTTTTTATACCCAGGAGTTAGTAACATACTTTGCGAAGTTATCCCAAGATAAAAGAAACATCTTAAAAACATTAGCTCAATCACCTCGTCTTGCGGTGGTTATAGTTGATAATAACGGTGATTCATTTTATTGCGGAGAAACGTATGGCATGTTCGTGAGTGCGGGCACATCGCAGACGGGCAAAGCCTTGGGCGATGCTAATGGCTACAATATCACGCTACAGGCGCTGGAACCTAACCCTATGAATCAATTGGGCGGAACTTTAAGTTCAGTTGCAGCAGGTATCACGGTTCAATAATCTATTTCAAATTAACATGGGGGAACATTACGTTCCCCCAATGTTATATTTATTACTATGATATTACTTAAAACAAATCAGGTGAATACGATGGTTGTTACTGTATCACAGAACGCAACAATTCCAAATCCTGAATGGTTATTTTCTTTTACTCATATCTTTTCAAAACAACAAGTAAGATTTATTCCAACGGATATCTCATCACATAAAGTGAGATACGATGAATTTATTTTTACAGAAGGACAAGGTGTGGGTCAAATTCCTTTTGCGTATGAAGGCCAGTATACCTACGGAATTTATCAGAACGGAGTAGGTAATTATGGTAATCTTAATCCAGCCTTATCACAGGGATTGATTGAAACAGGAACAGCATTATTGGTAGCACAATCTGCAACCACAACCAATGATTATTTTGTTGAGTATATCTCTAATGATGAATTCAATTCAAACTATATTTTCGCACCTAATGAATTAAATCCACCACCACCATCTCCAACTGCAACATCTACACAAACACCTACTCCAACACAGACACCTACCAATACACCGACTAATACATCAACATCTACACAGACTCCTACACCAAGTATTACTGCGTCTAATACGTCTACACCAACACCTACACAAACACCAAGTAAAACCCCTACACAGACTCCAACACAGACTCCTACGAACACATCTACAAATACACAAACACCAACTAATACGCCTACTCAAACTCAAACCCCTACACAGACTAAAACACCTACACAAACTCCGACTACAACAACTACGTTAACTGCTACTCCAACTCAAACTGCGTCTAATACTCCGACACCAACTAATACAAAAACACCTACACAAACCCCTACTCCAAGTATTACAGCCAGTCAAACTCAAACCCCAACTCCGTCAATAACTGCAAGCCAAACACAAACTCAAACCCCAACTCCGTCAATAACTGCAAGCCAAACACAAACTCCTACACAGACCCAAACTCCTACTAATACCGCATCACAAACGAATACTCCAACTAATACTCAAACTCCTACACAAACAGGAACTCTTACTCCTACTCCTACTCCTACGTCAACTCCTCTAACAATTGTTTCCTTTACTGGGTCAACAACTTGGGTAGCACCAACAGGAATTACTTCTGTTATCGTTGAAGCTTGGGGAGGGGGTGGTGGCTCAGGAGGAGCGAGAGGAAATAAAGCATCAGCAACAGGAGGTGGTTCAGGAGGAGCATATGCCAAAAAAACTTTAACAGTAGTTCCAGGAACAAGTTATACAATAAATGTTGGATTAGGTGGAACAGGAGGACTTTCAAATCCAACTGCAACAAGTGGTGCAACAGGCGGTGCTTCTTGGTTTTCAGCAACTACCGTAGTATTTGCTCAAGGAGGGACTGGTTCATTACCTGTTAGTGCTAATGGTCAATTAGGTGCTGGAGCAATTGCTACATCAGCATCCTCAATTGGTGATTTAGTTTATAAAGGAGGTAATGGTGGAACTCCAACAGGTAATGGTTCTTCAACATCAACATCAGGTGGTGGTGGTGGAGGAGCTGGTTCATCAACAAATGGTAATAACGGTGCAGCACCAACAGCAGGAACAGGAGGAACAGGAAATCTTGAAGGAGGTAATGGAGGAACTGGTGTTACAGATGGTGGAACTGGAGGGACTGGTAATACAACAGGTGGAGGTGGAGCTGGTTCGGTAGCTGGCACTGCTAATAATGCAAATGGAGCGCCAGGTGCGAGAGGAGTAATT